GGCGTACATAATTTAAGCTCCTACCCACTGAACATAGGCAATACCCGTGCCGCCCGTTGAACCGCCGCCGGGGACTATGCCGCCAGCACCCCCAGCCCCTCGTCCGTTTGCTGTGTAGAAAAACCATGCGGCGCTGCCAGAAGCCGCGCCGGCTGATCCTTGAGTGCCGTTTGCAAGACCACCCCCGCCGCCCGTAGCGGAAATTAGCGCGCCAAACGACGTTGTGCCGCCGGTAGATCCGTTAGCGTTGGCGGCCCCACCAGCGCCCCCGGTGCCGACGGTAACGGTGTACGTTGTGCCTGGCGTGACGGCTACGTTGTTGACGCCCATCCCGCCTGCGCCGCCCGAACCGCCGTCGTTAGTGCAGCCCGTGGTGTTAGAGCCGCCGCCGCCACCGCCAGCGCCAATCACGACAATCTGTGCGCGTGTGACGCCGGCCGGCGCGGTCCAAGTGCTGCTGGAGGTGAAAAACTGCTCGCGGAGCTGAACAACCGACGCAGGCGGCACAGACAGCTCGCCCGCAGAGAGGGACAGCCCCGAACCGATTGTAATCTCCTCTACCGCGCCGATGCTTGCCGTCGAACGGCCCAGCAGGCGCGCCGTGTTCATGGTCAGGCCAGACGCCGTAACGTCGCCGGTTGCGGCGGCGCCAAGGTTGGTGCGCGCGGTCGCAGCGGTAGACGCCCCCGTGCCACCCTTGGCGACGGAAATGACGTTGCCGTTCCAAGTGCCGCTTATGTCGCCTGTTACCGCCAGATCGCCAGCAACAGTTACGTCGTCACCGACGCTCAGATCGCCAGTAATAGTGACGTTACCCGTGAACGTAGGGGAGTTAACCGTAATAGCGCCATACACATTATCGTAAGTAGCAATCGTAACGCCGAGCGAGGTCTGGAGCAAAAACTTGTATGTGCTGGCGCTGTCGAGCCAAATCTCATTAACGCGGCCAGCGGCGTCGAGAACGATTGGGTTGGTGTGCGGGGTCGTGCCGGCGGATGTCGTGTACGTTGCCAGCGGCGTCGTGGTGCCGGCGGCGTAGGTGTAGACAAGGCCGCCCGACAAAGGGTCGCCGTTGTTATCGAAGAACTGCGCCCCAACACCTGCGAAAAGCGAGATAACGACGGGCATGGGCTACCTCGGCACCAGGGTGATTGTGGGCGCGACCGTGTAGGTCACACGGAGATAGTCGTATGGCGACAGCCAAAATACCCCCGCGGTCGAGCCAACACCATAAAAAGTTACGTTGTCTCGGGAGAAGGCAATGGCCGACACAGTGCCGCCTGTCACGATCAGATCAACCGAACGGCCGGTCGTGTTCTGGAACGTGAAGGGCGACGCGCCCACGGTGACGCCGCGCGGCGGGATGCTCCAGCCGGGCACCTCGTCGGCGGGCGGTGGCGCAACAGCAAGGCCGTCAATGGCCTGCCACAGCACAAGGTTGGTGTCGGCGCTGTAGCTTCCGGGAGGGCTAAGGGCTGCGTCTTGCAGCGCGGTAAGGAACACAGACGGGTCAGCCGACGGAGGGCCAACTTGCAGATCCTGAAGGGTTTCGGTGTTGGATCCGCTGCCCGTCAAAATGAACAGGTTAAAGAAGAAGCGATACCACTCGCGCGTCATCAAGCCCGTATTGGGGTCAATGACGGATACGCGGGGCGCGGGGAGGCTGGTGACGTTAATGGTGCTAGGCATTAGTCGGCCGAAGCGCCAGCTCGGCGCCCATGATAGCGATCTTCACGGGATCCGTGCCGGATACCTCGTACACACGGTCGCGGATCTCTAGTGTCATGCCAAGGCGCCGCCAGATGGTGCGGTAGCCAAACTGGCCAATCCGCCCCATCGACTTCCAGTGTTCGTTTGACCAAGTGTGGCCGCCATCGTCCGACCAGCGCAGCATGGCGCGAGGGATCATTGTGGTGAGGTTGGTGTCGAAGACCAGCATAGCGTCCCCGTCTTCGGTTACCAAAATGTCGCCGGCTTCGGTCGCCAAGACGCCTACTTCAAACAAAGTAGAAAAAATCTCGTCTTCCGACGGGGGTTGGTCGAGCCCTACGCCGGTCTCGCAGTCGAGCTGCAAGCTGTAGTGAGTCGTGCGCTTTAGGTTGTTCTGGCCGGTTGGCAGGGCGCGCCAGGATCGCAGCCACCGCTGAACCGCGTCGTCGTCAGCGTAGACATCAAGGTCAAAGGCATAGAGCTTGCCGTTCTGGTAATCGCCTACGATGACTTCGCTGTTGAACGCCATCTGGCAGTTGCTGCGGTGGCGAGTGTAGCTGCCGTTATTCCAGCCTGCACGCTCGTGCCATGCGCCGGTGGCGATGTCGTAGACCCAGGTGGTGTCGGCCTGCGGGAAGATCAGCACATAAAACGAGTGGCCGTCTTGCTGGTAGGTGTAGGCAATCGCATCCGACAGATTGCCGTACTGCTGGATCTGCCACTCGACAGCGTGGGTCGAGATGCGAACGGCTTGGTAGCCATTGGTGCGGTAGACGATGCCTCGGCCGCGGGCATCGGCGCCCAGCCAGAAGACGCTGTTGTCCATCTTGGCGACGGAGAAGGCGGCAGCGCAGCCCACCTCGTTGAAGGCGCCCTGGATGCGCTGGAGCGGGAAGTCAGCCGTGCCGGCGTTGTACCAGACCTCGGTAGAGTTGGTGCCAAACAGCCAGACTTCGCGGTTGCTGACAATCAGCGAGACGAGGCCGTCAGGAGAACCCTCGGCGCTGGCGAAGTCGAGCGGATCGACCTGCGTGCCTTCCAGCAGGCTTGTGATCCAGATCTTCTGGCTGTTTGGTTCGTTGAACACGAAGTAACCGTCAAGATAGGCAACAGCCACGGCGCCGGGGAAGTCAACGTCGGTGATCTGTTGAAAGACGGTCGTCAGAGTGTTGTAGATGTAGCTGGGGCCGTTGGCGGCGATGAATATCTGAGTGCCGTTGTCGGCCATCGACACTGGGCCAGTGTTGGCAACCGTACCGATGGTCGTGACGTTCCAGCTCGTATCAACGCGGTAGAGCGTGTTTCCCGACACAACATAGCCGTAGGAACCTAACTGCCACAGCCCACGGATAGGGCCGGTGCCAACTGTCACCACGCGGCGCAGGCCAGGCGCGCGCTGGAGGAAAGCCGGCTCCTTGCCAGCCTCGGGCACGATCTCAGGGAACAGGTTCACCATGCGGCTGTCCGCAGCATTGACGCTGCGGGCGACGTAGGTGCTGCCGAGGATCGCCGTCTTCATGCTTGACCCCCACGCCAAGCGATAATATTAGCGGTCGTATGCAACCCGATCTTACGGCGGATCGCCTCCGCAAACTTACGAACTACGACCCGGATACGGGCATGTTTACGTGGGCAATCAGCCGGCGAAAATGCCGGAAAGGCGACCGTGCTGGCTGCGTAGCGCGCAACGGCTACATTCTCATTCGCATAGATGATCGGCTGTATCTGGCGCATCGGCTGGCATGGTTGCACGTTCACGGCCGGTGGCCAACGGAACAGATTGACCACATAGACCGAAACCGAGCAAACAACGCGCTGAACAATCTGCGGGAAGTGACGAACGCTCAGAACGCATACAACCAAAAAGCTCGCCAGAACAAAAGCGGCTTTACGGGCGTTCGCAAAGAAAACAGCAAGTGGCTTGCCAGTATTACCGTAAATTACAAAGAGGTTCGACTCGGGCTGTTTGAAACGCCCGAAAAAGCCCACACCGCGTATATTGAAGGCAAGCGCCGCCTTCATCAGTAATTGCCCGCAAAGACGTTGTATCTTTGCCTAGTCCCCACGATGCTGTAGGGCAGCGCCATCACATCATCCGGGTTGTTGATCCGCTTGAGGTTGCGCTTCGACGTCATGGCGATGCGCGACACCTGTGGGGTCGGCTCAACGCCGAACTCCGGCGCCATTTCGCAGGCCAGATTGTAGCGGAAGGCGCGTAGGTAGCCGGGCGGAAAGGTCAATTCCGTTGCCAGATTGGCGGGCTTTGACAACGGCTGCACCGAGACAATGTGGAACTCCAGCACCTTCGTCGGCACCGGGTAAACGTACATCTCGATGTTCGGATACGTCATGTTGACCCACAGCACCTGGGGGTAGGTGCTGGTGACGGTCTTCACGGCGATGCCGTTGTACTGCTGCTGATTGATCAGCTTGAGGCCATAGGAGATGCCGGTCGCCGGGTCGCGGAAGTAGGTGCTGTCTTCCACCAGGATTGGGCGGTCGCCCACGATATCGCCGGTCGGCCCAAAGGTGCGAAAGAGCGCGCCGGGTGGCCACGTCTCTACTTGATCAATGGTCGAGAACACGGCGAGGCGTTCGGTGTTCCAGCTGTCGATCATCTGGTTCATGGCGTTGAGCGCGTCTTGAGACGTCTCAGAGGACGGCGTTTCGCCTTCGGCCAGCACGCCCAGCAGGCGGAGCGATCCGTTGATGATGTCGCCTGCCGTGGCCATGTCAGTCGTCCTTATTGGCGCGCGGGCGGCCTCGACGGCGCGGGGCCTCAGAGGTCATTGTATCACCACCAGCGGCGCGTGCCAGCATATTGACGGGGGCCGCGTTTGCCTCCGCCATCCGCGACCAGCCGTTCTCCTCGTCCTGTTCGGCCTCAAGGTCCATGAAGGCGACCTTAACGCCGTGCCGAGGGTGTTCAAGGTAGATGACTGGCATGTGAGCCTCAAAAGGTCGGCCCCCTGCCGAAGCAGGGGGCCGGGTACATTACACGACGCGGTAGAGGGTCCAGGCGCCGGCCGCAGACTTGCGGGCGACGAACTGGGCGCCGGTCGTGACCGGGACGGTCATCGTCAGCGAGCCCGTGATCGTCCAGCCGGTGTTGGTGGCGATGATCGCCGTGCCGGAAGACGTGCCGAGGTTTACCAGGCGGAAGGTGAACGCCGTGCCCACCTTGTCCGAGTTGGACAGGACGAGTTCCAGATCCGCCACCGTCGGCAGGGTGTAGGTGACGGACGCGGCGGTAATCCCGGAGTTCGCCAGGATCAGCCCGTTCAGCACCTGCGCCGGGGTGAGCGTCGCCGCCGTAGTGACGGAGACGGGATCGGGGAGCGCGTCGATCAGAGGCTCGTTGAGGTTGCCGTCACCGACCTGGTAACCGCCGCCGCCATTCGGAATTGCCATGTTCGTGTTCTCCTTTCCTGTGCCTTAGCCCCAGAGCCGCACGGCCATGGGCGGGCGGATGGTGTTGAAGCCGTAGAGGACGTCGATACGGCAAGGCAGGCGGTCGTTGTTGATGTCGTACTGGCGCACGACACGCAGCGAGATGCCGTTGTGAACCTGGCGAGAGGCCATGTCCACGCCCTGCGGCAGCAGCAGGTCGGCCGTGGCGAACGAGATGGCGTCCTTGTGGTAGATCAGGTTCTGCGGATACGACGTAGAGGCCGCACCGAGGAACGTGACCACCGCACCAGCCTGCGGGAAGCTATCGACGGTCGCCAGCGCGTTGGACGAGGTAAAGATCGCCGGAGAGATCTTGACCGCGGTGTACGCGCCGCCGGACGCCGCAATGGCTTCCGTCACCACGAACTGCTGGAGCGAACCCGTGGACTCGCGGGTCTGCGGGTTGACCGCAAACACGCCCGCCACCGTGAACACGTCGCCAGCGGCCAGCGTCTGCGAGCCGGTGCCGGTGATGTTCAGCGTGGCCTGGCCCTGCGTGGTCACGGTGGTCGTCACCGTGTGCGCGCCGGTGCGGGAGCCGGTCTGGTGCTGCTTGATCGACTGAGACATGTTGATCTCGTCGTAGCCCAGCACGCCCATGCCCATCATGCCGTTCTTGAACTGGCGGCTGATGGTGTCGGTCGGGTTGAACAGGCCCTTCATGCCTTCGACGAGGCCCGCGTTGGCGGCCGGGTTCACGGTCGCGTAGCGCGGCGACATCACGGCGGCCGACTCGTTCAGCTTCTGCTGGCCCTGGAGCAGCACCAGAGAAGTGGCCGGGGTCGTGCCGGGGGTGCCGACAGACTGGAAGACCGACTTGTAGGCGTTGGCCACGTCCGCGTCGATGCTGGACGCGAGCTGCGAGATACGAGGCTTCAGCACGCGCTCTGCGAAGTCGTCGAGCTGCATGGTGAGTTCGGCCGAGGTGAAGTTCACACCAATGTGCTTCTGGCTGGAGACCGTCAGCGTGGTGAACTGCTCGTTGTCGTCCTGCACCTGGAGGGCCGCGCCATCGGTCACCAGCGCGCGGTCCGGCAGACGGATGCGGAGGGTAGAGCCGATCTTCGCGCCTTCGACGGCAAAGCTGTCGTCGTACTGGCGGTTGACGTTGCGGGTGAGGACGAGGTTGTTCTCAAGGATCTCCAGGGCCTTCCTGGTGATCATGTCGATAGTAAGAAGCGAGTTTGCCATTTCAAAGGTTCCTTAGCGGTTGCGTGTGGCTTCCCACTTCTTGATCTGGCGCAGGCGCTCGGCCTCGATCCACTCCGACGTAGACATGTTCTTGACGGAACGGGGGTCCGTCGTGTCGTAGCCAGGCGCGGACGTCGAGCGAGCCGTCACCGGAGCAATAGGGGCCGGGGCGGTTGACGTCTTCTTAACCGGAGGGTCGGCGGCCAGCTTGGCCTCGATCCTGCCGATCTCCTTGGCCTGCATGAACGGAGACAGGTTGGCGATACGCGCAGACTCTTTCGGATTGGTCCCAAGCCAGTAGATGATATCGGGACCAACGTCAGAAGCCTGGATGGTCTGGGCCATAACATCAGTCACAGGAAGGCTCGGGTTGTACGCGACCTGTTCAAAGTCGTCGTACTTGCCGCGGGCGGCTTCCTCTTTCTCATGGTAGGCTTCGATCACCTTAGCCTGCTGCTGGGACGCCTCACGCTGTCGAAGCAACTCCTGCGCTTTCTGCTCGGCCAGGGCCTCTGCGTACTTGGCAGCGTTGTCGAAATCGTCAGGTGCCGGAGGGTTGACGGGCATTACCCGCTTCGCCTCAAGCTCGGCCAGCTTTTGGGCTTGCTCTCGCTCCCATTTCCGCTGTTCGCGGGCAAGGCGCTTGCCGACAATCGCGTCCAACTCCTCCTGTGTGAAGGTCTTGGACGCCTCATTCGGCGTTTCGGCCGGCGTAGAAACGTCGGGGGCAGGCGCCGCCGTGGCTGCCTGTTCCGGCGCGGGTGCTTCCGCTAGGGTGTTAACGTCTTCGATAGACATTTTCGATCCTTACGATCCCTGGTGAACCGCACCAGTACGGATGTCAGCCGGCAGCTCGCTGCCGGCTGAAAATCTTAGTTAGGCTCGGCCGGGGCGATGGTGAGTTCGCCTGCTGCCACCAGCGCCATGATGTTTTGGTAGTCGGTGTTCGCTGGGTCGAGCGGCACGAACGAGGTCACGCCGTTGATGTCGCAGCGGATGCCAGCCGGGTTGCCGGACAGGTCGTTGTAGTATTGGGCGTTGGTGTACATGGGTCAGAGTTCCGCAGAAGCTGTCCAAGAGGAATGGCAAAATCCACTGCCACTGAGCGTAATTGAATATTCGGCACCAAATTCTCCCTGCCCTCCACCGCCGGGCGTAAGAGCTGGACCGGCAACTAGCGCAGATGAAGACGATATCGCAACAGTTGTGGTAGCGGCTGCACGCTTCTGAACCTTCCAATAAACTGTTGTCGCGTCTAGGTTTGAGGCTCCTGTCGTTATGAATCGCCAGACAAAGCCGCGCTCATAATACCTCTGGCACAGCGCCAGTTCCTGTGCAAACTGCCTGCGCTCAAACGGCGTGGCGACGGTGCCGGGCTCAAACTGCACGTTTCCGACGTCCCAAGTGCCGCTCGTCTGCGCGCCCACGGTAAACAGGATCTCAACGCCGGTCGTCGCCGCTGCGGGCACCGCAATGTTGACGGAGTAGCGCGTCAGCGTGCTGGTGACCGTAAAAGTGCCGGTGGCAATCTGCGTCTTGGTCGGCGTGCCGATGGTGCCGAAGGTGTCGGCGGTCGTGGCGTAGTTTGCCGTCCACGTCACCGTCGTCAGGAGCGAGTTGGCAAGATCAACGGACAGCGTGCAGGTCTGGCCAGCAAGATCATAGCTGTTAAGCTCCTCAATGCGCTGGCCGATACCGACCGCCGTAACAGACGCAGCGCCCGTGATGCGAAGCAGGTTGCGGTTTGCGCTAGCGCCCGACACCTGTGCTGCCGTGACGTTTGCGCCTGTGCTGTAGACGAAGAAGCGGTCCACGCAGGGGTAGCCTGTGCTGGCCGTAGGCACGCCCGTACCAGCCGTCACGGTGGCCGACGTGGCCCGCTGGGCGATGTACATATTGCCGTTGATCAGCCGGTTTCGCTGGAAGCTGCTGGACATCACGGCGGTGCCGGTGAATGTCGCGTTGCCGGTGCTGTCGAGGCGCAGCGCCTCAACGCCGCCCTCTGCGAAAGCGATGGTGTCGGCCGCAGGAAAGAAGATGCCCGTGTTGCTGTCGCCCGTGGGCGAGATAGACGGCGCGGAAACGGTTCCGGCCCCTACGTTCACGGTGGTGCCGGAGACGGTGGCGCCAGACACGGTGCCAGACGCGGTAACCGTAGCGCCAGAAACCGTACCGGAGGCAGTAAACGCCGCGCCATTGACCGTGCGGCCAGCGGTCAGATTGGCGACGCTGACTTGGTCAGTCGTACCGCTCTGCACAATCGGCAACACCTCCGTCCCTGCAAGGGGCGTAGTCGCAGCAGGAAGGGCAGAAATCTTGACGTCAGCCATGTGGCTACTCCAACAAAATTAGACCGCCGTTTTCTTGAACGAGGTTATCCCCGTTCTCAGTTTCAAGGTTGCCTTGCGCTTGGTCCGGCCCATAGCCGGAAAACAACGTCGCAATGCTACCTAGCCCGATAGCAAGCCCGTTCCGAAGCGCGCCGGCAAACCCCATGGCTTAAGCCTTGTTGATCGGCTTGCAGTACACTACGCCGTCCGTGGCCACCCGAATGGCGCTGACGCGCCAGACGCCACTGACGGTAATCGGAACCGCAAAAGGAATGGGGGTCTGAGCCGGGATCGGCGTGCTGGCCGTCGTAGCTACAGCGCCTTCACCCACCTCAACGTAGCAAGCCTGGTCAGACCAGATGACGACGCCCTGCGGCCCGGCGTTCCAGCCCGTCGTGTTGGCCGCGGTCCCGGTAAAGGACGCGGTCTGGGCGGGAAAATCAGCCTTGGCTAGTGGCTTCAGCAGTTCCATCGGTGCGGCGTCCTTAAGCAAGGAACTTGAGCTTATACAGCGTACTCAGATACAGCGCGACAATTTCGTCAACGATGTTCTGAAGCGCCGTGTCGCTCTTGTCCATGACCTTGTAGCGCATGTCCTCGATGTCCTTGAGGTTGTCCTCAAGAAACTCGACAATGTTGTTGGTCTTTTTGGCCGACATGAGCGCAATCGGCCCGATCAGCCCGTGCCGGCCCTGGTATGCCTCGGCCAGCGTGTCCGCGAGGTCGATAACGCCCTCGTAGAACTTCTGAAGGGCCTTGTGCTTGGCGTAGCTGCGGGTGTTCAGATGCACGGAATGGGCCGTATCACGGGCTAAAAACAGCGTTCCGATGAACTCAGCGCAGTTGCTCATCACATCGGCCCTCCGGGGGGCATTTGAGGCGGCATTCCGCCCATCTCAGGAGGTAGAGCAGGCATTTCGGGCTCCATGACGGGCATCTGGCGCTCCATCGGGGTGTCTCGACCCACAATGTCACCCGTGTCCATCGCCGCAGCAATGGTGCCCATCACGATATCCTGGATCTGCTCCGGCGTCATGCCGGCCTGGACGGCCGAAATGCGCTTCGTCTCGGCGTCATACGCCTTAATCTGCACTTCCTGCGCCTCGATGGACTGCTCGACGCGCTGGAGCATCCCAACGACTTGGTTCAGCTCCTTTGTCAGCGCCTCGATCTGCATCTTAGCCATCTGCATCTCGGGCGACTGGTCTTCGCCTTCCATGACCTTCGGGTCGATGATCTTGGCGAAGCGTGCGGCCATCTCCTGCGCGCCCGGCCAGTCCATGTTCTTGATGAACAGGTCGCCCGCGACGGTCCAAAGCTGCGGGTTGGACTGAAGCAGCATGGACATAGCGTCCAAGGCTTCCTGGCGCTTGGTCATGTAGCCAGGCCCGGTGGTCACGCAGACGTCGTAGGTGCCGACCGACGGGTTGTAGATCTTGTCGATCACCAGCCCGTTCTCGTCGCGGATCTCCTTTACGGGTTCCTGCTGCGTCGGGTTGATGCGAACCATGCCGACTTCGCCGTCGAGGCCCACAATGCGGGCCACGCGGGCGGTGTCGTAGATCTTCGGGATCATATCGACGAGCTGGCGCGTGACGTGGCGGATGGCGCGGGAGAGGTTATCGACGAAGTGATACGTCCCGGTGTCGCCCTGCTTCTCGCGCGCTAGAATGGCCCGGCCCGACCGCTCGTTGCTCTGGGCGCCGAGGCTGCTGTCGTACTGGCCCGTGGTAGACTTGATGTCGTCAGAGGCGCCCAGCTTGGCCTGGAT